GTGATTCCGTCTGAAACAATGAAATCTATTAAAGAAAAACACATTAGAGAACCTGAAAATAAATTTATGGGTGGTGCTCTATGGCAATGGAAAGAACCTGTACAAGGTCATCGTTATATTATGGGTGTTGACGTTTCTAGAGGTGATAGTGAGGATTTTAGTACAATATCGGTTATTGATTTTGATGAGAGAGAACAAGTTTTAGAATATATAGGGAAAGTCCCACCAGACATATTGGCGGAAATTGCATTCAAGTGGGGGAACTCCTACAACGCATTTATAGTTACCGATATCACTGGTGGTATGGGCGTATCAACATCCAGAAAATTACAAGAACTTGGTTATAAGAGTTTATATATTGATGGGGTTAATCCTGCAGACAAATGGAAATGGGATCCAAAAACTCAAGATAAAATACCGGGAATAAACTTTAACTCAAAACGGGTATTAATTGTTCAAGCGTTTGAGGAAGCATTAAGGTTTGATTTTTCATTAAAATCACAAAGACTATTTAACGAATTAAACACTTTTGTTTATGTAAACGGAAGACCCGACCACCAAAAAGGTCAACATGATGACTTAATTATGGCGATGGCTATTGCGATATATGTTGGTGAATCGTCGTTTGCACAGTTAGAAAAAGTGACAGAACAGACTAAAGCAATGTTGGATTCTTGGACTACAGATAAGAACACATTTGCGGATTCATCTATGAATTTTAATCCGGGAATACCAGCATCAACATATGGAAATAACGGTTATCAAAGAAATACGGTGACTAAAAGTGATTATGAAAAGTATTTATGGTTATTCGGGAATGGTAGAGTTTAATTTACTATTTAAGGAACTACATTTAAAATAAAAAATATGGCACAAAATAATTTAACGGTTTGGCAGAGATTAGGTAAAGTTTTCGGACCAAATTCTGCAATGGACCAAGAATCTCCAATTTTTAAGTTTGACAAAACCGAATTGTTAAAAACAACAAACAAACAAGAATATGAAAATGAAAAGTTACAGGCACAACAAACTATGTACATTGGAAAACAATGGCAGAAAGTTGAGAGTAACTTATACCAACAAGCGGTTTATTACGAACCAACAAGGTTAGCATCGTATTATGATTACGAATCTATGGAATATACTCCTGAAATTTCGGCAGCATTAGATGTTTATTCTGAAGAATCAACAACACCGGATAAGGATGGACACATTTTAAAAGTATATTCAGAATCAAAAAGAATTAAACAAGTTTTGGTTGATTTGTTTAACAACAAGTTAGATATTAATACTAACTTGGCTATGTGGACAAGAAACACATGTAAATTTGGTGATAATTTTGTTTATATAAAACTTGATCCAGAAAAGGGGATTGTTGGTTGTCAACAATTACCAAATATCCAAATAGAGCGTTTAGAAAAGGGAATGAGGTTTCAACCTGACAAATATTCACAAGAAATGGAGAACGATGCTTTGAAGTTTGTTTGGAAAGAAAAAAATATGGAATTCAATACGTGGGAAGTGGCTCACTTTAGAATCTTAGGGGATGATAGAAAATTACCTTACGGAACGTCTATGTTAGAAAAGGCTAGAAGAATATGGAAACAATTATTACTCTCTGAAGATGCGATGATGATATATAGAGTTTCACGAGCACCTGAAAGAAGAGTGTTTAAAGTATTTGTTGGTAATATGGATGATAAAGACGTTGATCCATATGTACAAAGAGTTGCAAGTAAATTTAAACGGGATCAAATCGCTGACCCACAAACGGGTAATGTTGATATGAGATACAATCAGTTGGCGGTTGATCAAGATTACTTTATTCCTGTTAGGGACGCTACAGCAACAAACCCAATAGAGACTCTTCCTGGTGGTACAAATTTATCTGAGATTGCTGATATTGAGTATATACAGAAAAAACTTGTTACCGCACTTAGAATACCTAAAGCATATTTAGGGTTTGAAGAGGCAATAGGTGACGGTAAAAATTTATCGTTATTGGATATTAGATTTGCAAGAACAATCAATAGAATACAAAAATCGATGATTGCCGAATTAAATAAAATCGCAATAATCCATTTGTTTTTGTTAGGGTTTGAAGATGAGTTAACAAATTTCACTCTTTCATTACATAACCCATCTAAACAAGCCGATTTATTGGGTGTTGAGGTGTGGAAAGAAAAGATTTTACTATACAAAGATGCCGTTGCTGAAATACCAAACTCAGTTGCTGCCGTTTCTGCGTCATGGGCTAAAAAACATATTTTAGGGTTCTCAGATGAAGAGATTAGACTCGATTTACAACAACAAAGAATTGAGAGAGCCGTTTCTGCTGAATTAGGTAAAACTGCTGAGGTTATTACAAGTACAGGATTATTCGATAATATAGATAATCTATATGGTAAAAAACCGGGTGATGAACCTGCGGCCGGAGGTGGTGCAGGAGGTGAAGCTGGTGGTGGTGCAGGAGGTGCTGGTGATATGGGAGGAATGGATATGGGTGGAGGAGCTCCACCACCACCGGGAGACACCGGAGAACCACCGACAACGGAAAGATTGGTTAGAAATGATTTGAATTTGATCTTAGAAAGAAATCTTTTTAATGAAAATAATATGTTAGATTTGTCAAAAGGTAGAAACACTTTATTTGAAATTAATAACAAATTGAAAGATTTAATCGATAAGTGATATTTATAAATAAAACATTATGAACACTTTTGGTAAAATAAAAACAAATATTGAAAACACGGCCATAGAAATGGCAAAAAAACCAGAATTTAAAAGATTTATTTTTGAATTTAATGGTATGGTGTTAAATAACAAAGACATTTCTGAATTGTATTTTATCTATGATGATTTATCTACGAATAAAGGTCTTGATGGGGATTTGGCTAACGATTACATAAACGAATCAATTGAGTATTCACAAATTTTAATCGAAAGTCAATCTAAAAGTATCGGATATTTAAATACTTGGATTAATTCTTGGAACAAATCAAACGGTAATAATTACTCAGATATTGATAACGCCATTTACAACACAGGAATAAGAAATTTAGAATCAATTTTAGAATCTAAAAAAAATATTAAAAACGTAATTATAAAAGAAGAGGTAAAAAATGTTGTAACAGAAACATATAATATTCCAATATCTTCTATGGTTAAAATAGCGAATGAAAATCTTAAAAAAGAGGTTAGTAATTTAAATGAAAATGACCGTAAAGAGTTAGATGAGATTCTTGTATTAACTTCAGATGAGGTTAAAAAAGAAATGTCAGAACTAAAAGAAAATGTGGTTAAAGGGTTAAAAACAACTTTAACCGAATCTAAAGATAGTGATTTAAATAACACTATACAAAACACGATAAATAAAATAATGGACTCTAAAGAAGATCATTATAATTTATATAAACTAAGAAAGTTGAATACAGAACTATGAAAAAGTTTTTTAAATCGTTGTTAGGTGGCGGTTCAACAACATTATCATCTAAAAGATTTACAGGTATTATTTGTGTAATATCTTTAGTGATCTCATTATTTGTATCTTTATTTTCAGCAGGAAAATTAACACCCAACGAATCGTTAATTGATGTTATTGCTCTTTTATCTTTTGGGTCTTTGGGTCTTACGTCTACTGAGGCGATTTTCTCAAAAAAGAAAACCGATAAAAAAGAAGAAGAGAATCAATCAGCAGAATAATTCTTTTGATTAAATACCGCCTTTTGAATTTGAGCCCTTCGTTCTACGGAGGGTTTTTTATATTCCTTTCTTTCCTGTAATTTTTGGATTTGTTTTGTTTTGTATATTTTAAACTTATATGCCTTTAATGCTTGTTCTATATTTTTATTGTTTACCGGTATAATTAGCATATTTTTCTTTTGTTTTACTATAAATAGTAGGTATTTTTTTAATTTTTGACAACCATAAAAAGTTTTATTATATTTTACTAAACAATAAACGGATAAGGTATGAATAATGAAAAAAGGAAAAACGTCAAAATTAAACATTTTTGATGACGCAAAATGTCACTACGGAACGGTCGACTCAAAAAAATTAAAATCAATTTACATAGTATTACAAACATGGGTCGAACCAAAAGATGATTACAATAATTGGACAAAAATTACAGGTGAAATAATCC